CAGCGCTGCGTGAAGGTGCGCCTGATCAGATGGGCTTGCGCGAATCACGCGCTCGCGCAGCGCGACGATGCGATCAGTTTCGTTCGACACCGATCCGCGCTCCCCACTCGCGCAGCATCTTCGCGCCAGTACTCGCGTCGCCGTTCTCGACCTTGATCGAGCCGCCGTCAGCGCCCGTATGTTCGATGTTCATGCGCTCGCGGTACTTCTTCGGTCGCAGCGCCTTCAGCCGGAAGATCAGCAACGTCGCAGCGCTGCGATCCATCTGACGCTTGCCAGCGATGGCCTCGTCGGCGATCTTCTCGTAGCGGTCTGCGATCTCGATGTCCAACTGCTCCAGCGCTGCGTGGAACTCGGGATCGATGCGCCGCCACGACGATGGCGTGCTTATGGCAACGCCAGCGATGCCGCACGCGCCGTCCCAGCCGTGATCAGGGAACGCGGCCAGCCACGCCTTCTTTGCGGCTTCGATATCCCCGGCTGCGCTCTTGGGCGGTCTGCCGGGTCCACGACGCTTGGGGGCTGGGCTGTGCTGGTTTGCCATGCCCCACCTGATTACCACCCCTTGCGACGAAAGTCACGAAATCCGCTGGATTTACTGGCTTGCACGCAACGCAGATGCTGATACTCTTATGTGGTGCATTGTGGGAGTGTTCCCACAGCACGACGCAACCTAGATGGAGAGACCCATGAACATCGTCGAAGCAACCGTCCGCACGACCACTCGCAACGCCCTCGCCAATTGGATCGAGCGCCACCACCGGAACGTCCAGTACATCAACGGACGCGACACTCTCGCCAGCGTCAAGCAAGCCCATGCGAGGCACGCTGGCATCATCGACTTCGCGCAGCAGATCGGCGCGATCACGTTCAGCGAGTCGCTCCAATGCCATGCGGCCACCACCAGCATCCACAACGTCAGCGGCTCGCTCATCAAGTGCGCTCGCCTTCCCGTTGCCGACGGCGAACGCGCCAAGCACTACGCGCACCTCCAGTCCCACAGCGTCGCAGCGTGCGCCGCTCACGTTGCCACCGTCCTCTCTGTCCTTCGCGCCTGATCAGACACCACACACTCACACAAGGAACCACACAATGACCACGACTCACACCATCAAGATCAAGACCGACACCAAGATCCTCGTCTGCGCTGCGCTCGTTTGCGACGGCAACACCGTTTCCGAGATCAACATCGAGGGATCGGTTCCCTCCAAGCGCTTCGCGGACACCGTGCGCTGCTTCGACATCAACCTCTACCACCGCACCGACTGCATGGAGCGTGCAGTCATCAACGCGGTCCGCAACGCCGCGCTGCTGTGGGAGCGCACCAACCACCGCGTGGACAACGGCATGACCGACGGCCACACCACCGCCGACTACGAGGCCATCTGCGAGACCATCCGCGAGGGCATCGCCGCGCTGCTGCATCGCTTCCCCGGCCACGCCTACCTCAACCAGCACGACGCGGCGCAGGGGCTGGCTGGCGGCATCGTCACCGATCTCATCGTCACCACCACCAACGACTGACACACCACAACGCACCACCCAGGAGCAACACCATGACTACCCGCATCACCTTCCACGACCTCTCGCTCGCCGTCCGCCGCATCAACTCCATCGTGCATCCGCACCTCGTCAACAACCAGCCCGAGGTGGCTGGGTGGACCACGCAACTGCACGAAACCGACCTCGTCGGGTCGTTCATCCTTCGCCCGATTGGCCGAACGTGCTACGCGCTGCACCGCGTGATCCTGCACGGCAACGTGAAGGACACCGAGTTGGTGTTCTACGTCACGGGCAAGCGTGCGATGCTGGACCGCGTCAACGCCTACGCCGACGGCGTGCAGCACGCGCTGTTGCACATCCCGAGGCCCAGCCGCGCCGACGCAGCGCCGTACAACGGCATCTCCGCCCGGTACATCTGCAAGAACACGCTGACCCGCAAGCCGTCCGTCTGCGACCGATGCGAGACGTTCCTAGAGGAGCCGATCTCGGAATTGGAAAGCCTCTCCGGCCTGTGCGAGGCGTGCGCTCGCGCAGACTCCTGCCCAGCCACGGGAACCGAGTACGGCACGCAAGCCTGACTGTGACTCGCCCTCGCCTCCCGGCTCGCGCCGGGGGGCTTGGGCTTGCCACCGTGGCACGCACAACGCACCACAGTTTGGGAGACACAGCCATGAAGACCGACAAGACCATCAAGACCGCCAAGCGCACCTACTCGCCGACCTACTTGAACGACGAGGGCGAACTGCAAGAGATTCACGACGCGCTGTACGACGCGCTGGTCCCCGAGAACGGCTCGGCTCCAACCGCGCACGGCGACGCGCTGCGCTGGATCAACCGCATCTACCACGAGGCGTACAACAACGGCGGCTGGAACGCTCGCGACCGCCACAGCCACGACGGAGTGCTGTCCGACTGGTACGCCGAGGGCATCGGCATCATCGAGGACTTCGCCGATCTCACCCCGAAGGAATGCACGACGCTGCGGAGCGTGCTGGTGTACGGCAATGCCCTGTGCGATGGTCGCAAGCCGACCACGGCTTGCCGCCTCGACGCGCTCGTCACCAAGGTCACGCGGCTCGCGCTGCTGGCGCACCTCAAGACCGTCAAGCGCCCCGAGGACGGGAAGACCGCCTGACACCACACCACACCACAGGAGACACCACCATGAAGACCGCCACCGAAGAGACCACGATGCAGCACATCATTGGACGAATGGGCGCGAAGCCCGACAAGGTCATCTACCACCTTGGCGCATTTGAATTGCACTACTACGGAAGATCCGGCAAGGGTGACGGGGAAGGACGCGCACGGCGAACGCTTGCCAACCTCCATGCATTCATGCAGCGAACTGGGCTGGACAGGCACGGCGCGTACTACCAGCCCATCGGTGGCCGCGACGGCAACGTCGGCGGAATGATTGTGCTGCTCGTCAGCACGTTCGACACCGCGAAGCGCCCCGAAGACACCAACGCCTAACACCACACCACAGGAGAGACACCATGAACATCACAATCACGCGCACGACCTCATTCGCACGCCTCGACCGCATCGAGCGCTACGCGACTCGCGCCCAGCAGCGCCTGCTGGACCGCGCCTTCGCCGAACTCCACCGTTTGATCTCTCGCGACGTTTACGCCGCGCACCGGGCCATGCACCGGGACACCCGCTGCGGAGGCTTCGTCTACACGTTGGAGTACGTCGGCAAGGCTTGCTGGGGCTTGGAGTGGCTCCAGTTCCGCGCTCTGATCATGGGCGGCGCATTCGGGCTGCGGCTGGCGCGGATCCTGCGTCGAGCCGAGGCGCTGGACGCGGCGCTGGAGACCGTCTCCGAGGAGTACGGAACCCGAGACGGCAGGAGCGCCGCCGACTGCGCGGCGTGGTCCGACCGCCAGTACGGGATCGCGTGCTGGGAGGACCGCCACGGCGAGCGCTGGCAGGGGGAATGGTGATGCGCCGGAACCCCACCTACGATGCCCTCCACGGGCAGATCGGCTCGCTGGAGACCGACCTGTTTGCCGCCGCGCTCGACCAGCGCACGGCCAGCCTCCGGGCCTCCAGCATCCGCGCCAAGATCCACCGGGCGACGGTCCTGCGGATGCTGACCGCGCCCGAGCAGGGCGAACTGGACACCCGCCTGACGCTGGTCTTGGAACGCAGATAAGACTGCGAAACTTTGGATCGCTCCCCCAGCCCTGCCGACCCCGGCGGGGCTTTCCATTCCCGGGAACACAAACTTCCGAAGAAGCCGCCGAATTGATTCCGCGCTGTCTGACTTTGTGCTATAGTTCCTGCACCTCAACACACGCACCGCGTGGTGCGCGTCGCGAGGCGCTCAAGATTGGGAGACAGACACATGGCACACGAACTGAAGCAGAATGACGGACTCGCTCTCGCCGACACCAGCGCATGGCACGGGCTGGGGACCGTGGTCAAGGGCGCGATGAACCCGTTCGCCGCGCTCAAGGTGGCGGGGCTGGAGTGGACGGTCGAGGAGTCGGACACCATCACGGGCATCTTCAACCCCGGCGAGCAGGGCGAGTACCGGATCTCGACCGACACCGCGAAGGTGCTGGTGCGCTCCGATGACAAGTCGGTCCTCGGCGTGGTCGGCCCGGACTACGTTCCGTTTCAGAACCAGCAGTTGGCCGAACTGGCCTACGCGCTGCGCTCGACGGCTGACGGCAACGCCGAAGTCGAGACGGCGGGATCCATCCGGGGCGGTCGCCGCGTGTGGATGCTCCTCCGTGGGAAGTCGGTGGAGTTCGGCGCTCCCGGCGACGAGACCATCCCGTACCTGTTCATCGCCAACGGCCACGACGGCTCGCTGGCGCTGAAGGCCATCCCCACGGGCATCCGGGTCGTGTGCAGCAACACGTTCCACCTCGCGCTCGGCGCTCGCCGGAACGCCATGTCCTTCCGGCACACGCTGAACCTCAACACCCGTGTCGAGGAACTGGCCCGGTGCATCAAGAACTGGGACAACACCATCGAGAAGGGCGCGGAGGTCGCACGCAAGATGGCGCGTACCCCGGTCAGCGTCGCGGAGGTCCAGTCCCTGTGGTTGGATGTCATTCAGCGCATCGACGGGCCTGTTCCGACCCAGCCCAAGAACGGCTGGGAGGAGCGCCGCCGCGAGCGTGCGGTGGCCGGACTGGCGCACGCCGCCCGGGTGTTCGACACCGAGAAGCGCGACTACGGGACCAACCTGTGGGTGGCAGCGAACGCCATCACCAACTGGATCCAGCACGCTCGCGCCGAGGAGAGCGTCCGCACCAAGGAAGCGGCGGTCCGCACCTACGCCGCATGGGACGGCACGGTGGCCGACGATGTCTCCACCGCGCTCGACGCGGCGGCGGAACTGGTCGCGTGACCTGACCCCTGCCTAACCCCGCCCCCCGGCCCGTCGCCGGGGGGCTTTCGTTTCCTCACTTCACTTCTCACAACGCTAGGAGATTCCGATGCACACTCTGATCCTGCTCTCGATCCTCGCCTCTGACTTCGTCGTGCCGCTGCCCGGTGGTGGCTGGTACACGGGCGACAACTGGGTCCAGCCGCTCCCCGGCGGCGCGTGGGCGTGGCGCGACGGCTACGCGCTCCCGCTCCCCGGCGGTGGCTGGAACGGCTACGGCTTCGACCGTCTCCCCGGGCTGAACCCGGTGAACCCGTGGGGCTTGCAGCCCCAGCCGAAGTACCCCGGCTGCGACGGCCAGCCCCGGCGCTGGCAAACGGATGTGTGGCCCGTCACGCCCCCGGTCACGCCGTGGCCGTACTGACCAGCCCGGTCAACGACAAGCCCCGCGCCATTGGCGCGGGGCTTGTCATTCCACGGGGGTCGCCCGGATCCTCACGATGCCCTTGCGATCCGGCGCTGCTGGGTGGACGGCGATGGTCACCACCCGGATTGCCCGGTCATCCACCCACCAGCCAGCGTCGGTCAGCCCATCGAGGTACGACTTACACCGGGATAGCGCATTGTCGCAATCGATCAGCCGCTTGGTCAGGCAATGCCAGTCGATGAACACATGGGCAGACTCCATAGGCTTCCGAAGAAGTCGGCCTCCGGCGATTCCGAAAGCGACGTATCGATCCGACTTCGCGGTCCGCGAGCGCACCGTCCAATGGCTGCGTGCGTTGGACCCCTGAACCTTTGGCAGCGGTAGTTCAATCGTCCTCGGTATCGAACTTGAATCGACAGGCATACTCACCTCCGTCCGCGATATGAAGTCGGTCCTTCTCTGCACGCAGGATGATCCCTGTCAATCTCTTCTTCGCTGGCAGACCGAGCGATGTCATCGGCAACATCTGACGGAGCGAGAACACCATCTCCCTGATCATGTCATCCATCGAGGCGGCAGCACACGCACGGATCCTCTCGCGCTCGATGGCGCGAGCAAGTTCATTCTCTGCGTGCTGCACGCGCTCCCTCGGAGTCATGTCCATCTTGTGGATGAACGATGTCTCGTAGATCTTCATCTGATATCCCTCCCCATTGGAATGCGGATGCCAGCCTTGCGCTTGCGGACGTAGTCCACGGCGCACGCCAGCACTCGGGTGGATGACGCGGCGTAGATCTGATTGGCCTGTTCAAGTTCCTCGTCGGTCACGTTGGACAGAACATCCTCTGCCCAGCGGTCCCACTCGGCGTACTCCGATGTGGTCGGGCCAACGCCCTTCCACTCCTGCTTGACTGGATCGCTCACGTTCCACGCCTGCGACGTTCGCTGCGCGTAGATCTCCATGATGCGATGAACCTTCGGCTCCTTGTACTGGCCGCTGGCTTCCATCTTGTGGAGTTTCGCAGCCTCCTGCAACTTGTCCTGATGGATATCCCCCCAGCGCTCGGCGCACAGTCGCGCCGTCGCATCGTTCGGACACCAGTCAGGCCACAGGCTTGTGATCAGCGACCACGTTTGTAGATATGTCGGCTTGTCCAATTGTCTCTCCCAATCTTCCTACATCTGTTTGATGGTCATGCGTCTCACGAACAACGGGGTTGCCTCTCCGACATACGAGCCAACCACGTTGAAGTCCATGAACTCCCGCGCTTCCTCTTCGGTCATCTTGTCACGCTTGGTCAGGATGCGAACGCAGCGCTCGTAGTCATAGACCGAGCGCGTGCGCCCATTCCACTCCTGCGTGAGGCCGAGGAATCCACGGTGGAATCCCTCGGCCAGCAGCACAACGTCCTGTTCGTCGTTCATCCTTCTCCCTCATAAAGTGCCTTCACGATTGCAGCCTTCAACTGTTCCGGAGTAAAGACGCGACCGCGCTCGGACAGTTCGTTCACCAGCATGGTGTTTCGCTGTGCCAGCCTGTTGCATTCCCTGACTGCCTCGTCGCGCTCGGCGCGGAGCGCGTCCCGCTCCTGCCGAAAGTGAATCAGCGTTTGAAGCGAATCGCCGATTTCCCGCCGTGCCTCGCCAGACTCCCGCCGCAGCCGTTCGATCTCCTTGATCGCACAGTTGATGTAGTGCGCTGCGGTGGCGGGGGCGTCGAAGTGTCCTCCGTCGTCAAGGGTTGCGGCGATGTGCTGAAGCCGGGGGATGGGGTCGAAGTCGCTCACTTGCCGTCCTCCTCGTACTCGCCACGCATGATCTGTTCAAGTTGGTAGATGCGGTGGAACATCTGATCACCAGTTGCGATCAGTTTGTGTTCCATGTCCCAATACTCCTTCATTGTCCTGTACAGCAACTTGATTTGCTGTTCGATTCGCTGAGTCTTCGTGATCTTGGTCTTGCGCTTCTTCTTGCTCACTTGCCGTCCTCCTGAATGCGCTTGAGTTGCGCTGCTGCGTCATGCTTTCGCTTACCGAATCGGTCAGCGACTCGGTCCTGTTCTTGTGTATGTGACTGTGAATGTGGATACGACCGCTCGGCGACTCGGTCACCGGATCGGTCACCGACTCGGTCAGCACCCCAACGTGCTGCGTTTGTGCGTGCCGCAGCCTCTCGACGAGACTGTCGGATCGTCTCGGTCCGCTCGCGCTCCCGCTCCATGCGCGGGTGGACCAACTTCTCGACAGCGCTATCAGGATCTGCCACCAGTTCCAGCCTCGACCGGATCTCGTTCCACTCGGTGGGGGTCATGCCGACGGCGATGCGAGAGCAGATCTCGTAGTCGTTCGGGATGCCCCCGGCGCTCCACGCATAGCAGAGCAGCCGGATGTACGAGCCGAGGCACGATGCCGTCATCGTTGCCGTCGAGAGCGACAGGTCGTTTGCGTACAACGGAAACCACGGGAGACTCATTCGATGACTCCCTTCACGATGTCGCCGTGCAGCCAGTCCATCAACGCATCGGCAGCGTCAACCGGATTCGATCCGCGATTGTGGCGAAGACAGAACCGCGCTGTCTTCTCCCCGTTCGCGATGGTCACATCGATACCCTTCTGGTCGATCCGCTTGTAGTCATCGCGGGTGGCGTGCGCCTCCATGCCAAGGATGGTCATGGACAGGCACTCCATCACGACCGTCGCGAGCGATGACTGGTCATTGTCATCGGTCGAGAACAGCGCATCCCCTGCATAGACAGCCTCGTTGTTTCGGATGTGCGAAACAGTCAGAGCGCATTCGATCATCGGCTCACCCCCATCGGGAACAGGGTGT